CGGTGTCAATGAGCGAGATCCCGACAATCTCCTCACGTGAAGCGAGGTTGAAGGCCACGGTGAGCAGCACAGATTTGCCCTGGAAGAACTTGAAGTGCTGCCGCGTGTAGACGGCGCCTTCGCGCAGCCACACTTCGTCCGGAGTATTCAACAGGTCTTCGATGAGCGTAATCAGGTTGCCGCTTCCGCGTGTGGTGAGGTCATCGAGCAGGTTTTTGCCCATTTCAACGGGACGTGAACGGTAGTCGGTCATCCTGATTTTTTCCGGATCGTTCAGGTCGTTTTTGCCTACCTGGCCGCTCCACCACTTTTCGGCCTGCTTGGCGGTTGTGTTTTTGGTAGTCAGTTTTGGCAGGCTCTTCATGGCGTTGTGGCTCACCAGGTCGGTGTAGCTTTTCCAACTCAGGTCATTCGGCTGGAAGCTTTGCACGTATTCGGCATTGCGCGCAAACACCTGGCCGGTGTCGGCATAGTTGATGTCGAATCCGCGTTTTACCATGCGGTCCCAATCTTCACCCATCAGCGGCGTCACGTCGGTGAGCTTGCTCACGGGTTTGCCGTCGCGATCGCCGCGAGCGATGCCCTCGCAGCGGCAACCGAATTCGTTTGGTGGATAGAGTTTGGCCGCTTCCGGGTCGTCGGTCGCAAACAGGCGGCCATCGAGCGAGGCATGTGAATCGCGCACGCGATCGTCGCCAACGGTTTGATACTCCCAGAACGGGAACAGCTCCGCGTCGGCCTTCAGGCGCATCCAACGCGCTGCCGACTGTGCAGCGGCCACGGCGTGGTTATATTCCGCACGCATCCAGTTCACGTTGTAGTTCTTCAGCAGCGGTTCAGCTTGCGTCTTGAAGTCGCTGAAGCTTTTGGCCTGGTTCTTCAGCTCGTTGAGTTGCTGCACCATGGCCGCATCTTTGGCGGCGCTGAAGCGGGCGATGTTGCTCTCCAGCATGGTTTTCACCAGGTGGTCCGGTGTGTTGAAATCCACGCTGCCGGTCGGGAAGCCGTCGTCTACGCCGTTGGTGAGCTGCGCCATCAGGGCTTTGAAGTGCTTGCGGTTCACCTTGCCGGTCGTGAGGCGTTCTGTCCATATCTGCTCCAGGAGTTCCTGCTCCGTGGCGGTGATGGCGCCGTCTTCTAATGCCAGTTGAATGTCTTCTGTCTGCCGGAACTTAGGCAGGCTTAGCTTTTTTTTTTCCACCTTGGCCGGATCCGGTTGCTTGCTGATGTCGGGTTGCTGCGTGCGTGCTGCCGGGTTGTCCTTGATGTCGTCGCCACTGACCGGCGCCGGAATGCCAAACATCTCGTAGATGTACGACATCGGGATGTCGGCAATGCTTTGCAGCTTCACGAGCAGGTCGGCCATGGCCACTTTGCTCAGGCGCTCGTGATCGTCGTACATGAACTTTCCTTCAGCTACCGGGTAGCCGTGCATTTCCATGATGGGCTTCAGTCTTGCGTTCAGCACAGCCAACACCATCAGGCGGTAGCCCATGATGGCTTCGTCTTCAGCTTTCTGGTGTGTTTCGGACTGGCTCAGCGAGCTGCCGGCCTCCGTTGTCATTGTCTGAAGCAGGAAAGCTTTTGATATTTCCCCATTATGAAAGGAAGCGTTGGTCTGGAAAGCTTCGCTGTTGCCAGCCTTGGCGCTGTCGTGCAGCTTGAAGGTGGATCCTGCCGGAATGGCGATGCCGGCGTTGCCGCCCTGGCCATCGAGGGCTTTCAGTGCTTCAGCTCGCTGCCCTGGAATATTCGGGTCGTAGGCAATTTCGCGAATTGGCATTCCGTACACTTCCAGGAACTCCGACCAGGTGGCCACTCCGTAGCGCTTCAGCAGCACGTTTTGGCTCACGATGTTGAGCAAGCCCAGGTCTGTCTTTTTGCCAACCTCCAGCAGGAAGTAGTTGTAAGGCTTTTCCCGGAACTTGATGGCGCCCGCTTCGTCGCCCGCCCTGGGGAGAATGTCGCCATATTCGGGCCGCACGTTGGCCCGGTGAATCAGCTCCACGCCTTCCATTGTGGCGGGGTCGTAATTCTTCTGAAGGAAGTTGAGCTGAAGCAGGCTGTGGCCGTACCACTTGGCATCCACAATGCCCCTGACGATCTCTGCAAAAAATGGCTCAGCGGCCAGGGCTGTGACGATCTCGTCTTTTTTGCCGTTCTTGTCATAGAAAATGATGGGGTTGTTGGTGCAGCGCAGGCGGATGCGTTCCATTACACTATACAGGTGTGGATCGAGCAGCACCTCATTGTATACTTCATAGAGCATTCGCCGATCGGGCCGCGTTGCGCTTTCTGCAATGCGCAGTCCGGAGCGCCACTTACCGATGTCCGGAGCGTTGCGGAACAGCACGATTTTTTCAACCGTTACGGCCTTGCCGCCACCGGTGACGAGCTGCTCTTCAGTAGCCGGTTTTGTGGCTGCGGCTAATTGGATCTGACTATCGTCAAAAACAAACAAATTCTTTATTCCCTTCCACATTTTAAACGACTTGTTTTAAAGCCCTTCAACAATTAACTTACGTAAAGCGGCATATTGATACCACTCAGTGTATGATCTTTCAATTCGAACACACTTGAACGGGGGTACAGAGCATTCCAGGAATGAATCTTCCCCGGCTAAAAGTAATTTTCGCGTTTTGTGTTGCTAATCCATGTAATTGACCCCGTGTCGGGCGTTCCATCTTCGTTGGCATCGGTGCGCGGAATTGAGGGTGTCAGTTCCTTCCTCCGGATCAACTTCAGTTTCTTTTCGGCATCGAGGTATCGGTCGGTGCGGAGCTGTGGTACCTGGTTCGGATTCAGTCGGGCGTGATAGTGGTATAGTGCGATGTCGCAATAGAGCATCACCATCAGGTCATTCCGCTTCAGGTAGAAATATTCCGTGTCGTTGATGTCTGTGCCGGCGGGCGCATCCTTAATGCACAGGTATTTTATGCCGACGGCGTTGGCCACTGTGTCGCCGGGTTCATACACGCCCTCTTCATCATCGTAGGTTTTGTACACCAACCCTGCATCGAGGATGAACTTTGTGTTGATCTCGATGTCGGCGCTGGTCGCTTCCAGGATGCAGACATACTGTGCGCCGCCCGACTTGATGACCAGGTCGCCAACCTTGTAGCTTGCGCCGGCTGAAAAATCGAACACGCGCCGGTTGAAAATCTTGCCGGTGTCGTATTCGCTGTTCAGGTAGCCCTCCATTTCTTCGCGGGCAAAAGCTTCAGCTCGTATGCGCACCTGGTCGTTGGCATCCGTGACCATATTTTTTACGGCCTCTTTAATAAGGCTGTTGTAATCCCAATTGCAGACGAAGTTATACATGGCGTTTGTGGTGGCGCCTGATGGCCGCGTTGGCCATCAGGCGCAGTTGTTTCTTATTTTTTTTCGGATGCGACAGGCGGAATGCCCAGCGGCGGCGCGTCTTCTTCAGTGCGATAGGCTGTGAAAGTGCCGCCTCCTTTTTTTCGATTCGGGAAGATGCGGTCAATCCAGGACTGAATTACCCGGAGCGCGTTGTTATCTCGCTCCGATGGGGTCCAGCGTGCAATTGGTTCGTATGCGGCAAGCAACAACAGCAGAATGGCAGAGAACGCTTCAAAGTTTTTCCATAGCCAGGTAGCCCAAACAAGGATATTCCCTCCTTCAGGTTTTGGGTCAATGACAATGATCTCCTCTTCGGGGCTGTCGCCATACTGCACCCGATACACGTTGATGTCCTCCGGAGACTGTTTGAAGGCTTGTGAACGCGGGTTCACTTCGCTTCCAAATGATGTTTGTGGCGATCGGGCGGCCTCTTCAAGCCGTTCTTTTTCGGCTTTCTTTTCAGAGAAGTAACCCCCAATGAATCCATAGCCCAGCAGGCCAACCACGGCGGCGTAGAATAGGATTTTTAAGATTTTCATGTGTATATGATATTAGTGTGAATAAGCTATTAATAGGCAAACTTTGAGCGCTTTTTGGGCACATTGGCCGGTGGCGTGGCGTCTATAACCATGCTTTCGAGAATGAAAATTGCACCCTCCACTGCATCCGGACCGTCGTCATTCAGGCTTGTGCCTTTTTCAAAGCCGGTGAACTGGCCCAGTAACCGCGCCATGTGCGGGTCTTCTTCTTCAGCTTTGTTGAATTTCAGGATACCGCTGTTAAACATGGGATCGAGCGAACTGATCCGCTGGAACTTGTCGGGCTTGGCACGGTAGTCGCCGGTCAGTCGCAAATGCCTTTTCTTTTCTTGAGCAAGCGGGGTTAAAACCTTCAGGTGCATGTCCTGGATGAATGACGCTTCCATTCTGTGATGGATCATGGTATGATCTCCGACCAGGTTGTCCAGGTCATAATGCCAGAGGAACATTTCCCGGATACCAACCTTGTCCAAAAACACCTTCAGTACGTGAAATTCGAGGCCCTTCTTTCCAACCAGGACAGTGGCCTTATAGTCACTCTTCTGGTTGTTTTTATAGGACGGGTCGGTGTAGGCAACCAGGAAGTCATACGCATTCCAGGCAAGGCGTTTGGTCCAGACGATATTGTCTGTTTTGAAAATCTTGCCTTCCTCGATCGGGTTGTTCTGATATTCCCGTTGTGAGCTGATGTACCCACTTGCTTTTTGTTTCGCTTTGCATTCCGCTGTGCTCAGGTATTCCGGCCAGTTACTTTCGCCGGCGTCGTTCAGCATGTTCACGCGGCTCAAAACGGTGGCCACTTCCTTGTCCGCTTCAAATTTTGCGGTCACGGTGTTTTTGTGAAACTTGTTTTGAGGGATGATCAATCGCCACTTCTTAGTGCTCAGGGCGCCCATAAAATCTTCCTTCACCCACTCGAACTGCTCGATGCTGATCTGATCATTTTTCAATGACTTCTTGTCATTGAGATCATCAATCGTTCCATAGTCCGGACGGCGGTGGCCAAAACGCGTGCCCCTGGGAGATTGGTTTGCGCCGAAGGCAAAGAAGCCGATGCCTTTGTTGGTCACGAAGCTGTCCATGTCCCAATTGCCGTGTGAGCGCTGCGGGCCAAAATCGCTTATGATCGCCTGGTTTGCCTCAAGGTTGGCCTTGATGTCCATCATGAGCCGAATGGCAAGATCCTCGTTGGCGCTGCCGCCCATCATACCGTTCAACTCACTGTTCAAATAAAGGAAAATGGGCAACATGCAGTTGGCGTGCGTGCTCTTTGCAAACTCACGCGACCACTGCCACAGGTGTACTTTGTTGGGGTTTTTGATGACGGACTTCACGGCATTCATGTGGAAGCCGCCCATTTTGCCCTGACAATAGAGCGGGAAATAGTGATAGCAAAACTCGTCGTAGTGCTTCAGCAGGTGAGCAATTCGGGCTTTGCGTTCGTCCTCGCTTTCATACGGGTTGATGCGACCGTTGGTGGAGTCGGCCACCCGGTTCATCTTTTCCTCGAAAATCTTTAGGAGATCGCGTTCACTTGCCATTCAAAACACTGCTTTTTGATTTTACGAAATCAAGTACATGCAAGGCCAGGTTTGCGGCCAGGTTTGCATCGCGCCGGTTGATGTACTCTACCAGCTCGTCGGCGATCTGGTAGTAAGTGCCAAATTGGTAGGCTTTTTCCAGCTTGTCAATTTGCGTGGCAATCTTGCTCATGGTGTCGGCTTCGCTGGCAGTGGCGAACTGCTTGCCTTCCCCACGTGACTCGATGAGCAGGTTTAGCTCGTAAAGTTGCCGATACCACTGCGCCACAATGCGGTCTTTGGTGATCGTTCGCGCTGACTTGCTTGTCTTCCAGGCGCCGGCGTCTGCGTTCACCCAGCCACTAAGGGTTTTTTCAGTTACGCCAACGATCTCCGCAATCTTCCCCTGGGAAAGATTAGTGGTCAAAAACAGGTGTTCTGCCTGCTTCTTGCGCTCAATCATCGCCTTTTTTTGGCCCCTCCCGTTGCGTTCCACAACTGGCTCAGCGGCCTGCGTCCCTTTTTTCATGTCCCAAATTTCGTTTCTTTTACTCCGATAAAAAGATGAGCAAAAAAATAAATTTAGATTACACTAAAATAAGTATAAATAACTGAATGTAAAATAATTGCGATTTGCAAGGCTATCTAAATAGGCTCATTTTTGTGATCTAATCAGTTCTAATTCACAAAAGAGCGCATGAAGCGAGTAAGGGTACACAGTGATGCGATTAACCAGTATGGTGGCAGGATTCTGACAAGTGGCCTAGATTGGTCGTTGTTCGACGCCAACTCCATTATGCTATATAATCACATCCGGACAACTGACAGTTGGGATAAAACCAAGTTGGTGTTCCCGATCGGCAAATGGACGGATCGGCAAGTGGGCATAGGCGAGGTTTCCATGCTTCCGGAGTTCGACGAAGATGATGAAAATGGCCGCACTGCAAAAAGCAAGTGGGAGAAAGACATACTCAACACTGCGAGTATTCACGTGCGTGTTATAGAGTGGTCGGAAGATCCTGCTTACATGCTGCCAGGGCAAACCCGCCCAACCATCACTAAGGCCCTGGTTATGGAAGTGTCTATCACAGACCTGCCGGGCAATCACACCTGCCACAAGCTTTCTTTCGACAACGGATACAGTGTAGCCCTTAGCGGCGACGGCGCTGACACGAGTGAATTGGATAAGTTCCTGCCTGTTATTAAACAAAAAAAATCCACGAAAATGGACGAATTGCAATTGGTTGCCCAGGTAATGGGTCTGCCGGAGGGTTCGAGTGCTGCTGCAATTGTGGCTGCGTCTACGAATTTGAAGAATGAAAACACGCGCCTGGCTGCTGAACTCGATGCCGCCCAAAAGGAACGTGATGCACTGAAGCTGAAAGGCGATACCGACAAATGCGTGGCCCTGGTGGCAGGCGCAGTGGCTGCCGGCAAAATCACCAAAGCACAAGAGCCTATCTGGCAGAAACTTGCTGAAGGTGACTATGAAAACACGAAAGTGTTGCTCGACACCATGAAGCCCTATGTGCCTCCAACCACTCAGCTCTCCAGCACCGGAACGGACAAAATCGAAGGCGACCTGGTCGCTCGCTACAAAGAGCTGGACAAAGCCGGCAAACTTGGCAGCCTGCCTGAAGAAGAGCGCAATTTGCTGCTGGCGGCTTATGTGGAGCACTTGGAGAAATCTGGAGTTGTTAAGGCGACCGCGTAAATGGACACTACGATCACACTTTCCAACCTGATCACTATCGGGATTTGGATAGGAAGCCTGGTCGGGGTTTATGTCGCCCTGGATCGCAGGGTTACAAAAGCGGAGTCAAGCATTGAAAGCCTTAATGCGGCTTACGGCAAGTTTGAAAAGGACATCATCGCAAGGCTGGATAAGCTGAATGATAAACTGGACCGGTTGATTGATCGAAACCTGAAATAGTTTTTACCCAAACAAATAATACAATGCCTGATTTAATTAAATCAATCTGGATTGATCTCTTAATCGGAGACAAGGAAGAGTTCTTCGAGAACGACACCTTCCTTAGCCACGGCATGAACATGTCGTATGCGGTGGAGAACAACGAAATCAATTTTTCATACAAAGGTCCGCGCCCTGGTGTGACGAAAAACTTCCGCAGCGACGGCATGACAGAGTTGCCGATCCACGACCGCACGGACACGCCGGAAAAAGTCGGCCTCGACAATTATTCCACAGACCAGTTCATGTTGCCAAAGGTGGACCTGTTTGGGTTGCCTTACGACAAGAAAGCTTCCTTGATGGAAGACAGCCGCCTGGCGCTGTTGGAATCCATTGCAGTGGAGGGATTGTGGGCGATTTCCCCGGCGGCTCACATTGCCGGCCAAACGCCAATCATCAAAGCGGACAGCGCCAACGGCGCCGCAACGGACAACTACGACCTGATCCTGGAAGCGGACATCATGAACCTGCGCATTGCGCTCGACAAAGCCTACCCGGGACTGAAAAAAGCCAACTGGATGCTGGCCGTGGATACGGACGCATACTGGGGCCTGGTGAAGAACAGCACCATCCTGGCAGAGCAGTACAAATTCCAAATGAGCACCGGCAATATCCTTAGCGATACGCCGGATTTGAAAATCTTCAATTTTACCATTTGGTGCGACGACCGCACGGCTTGGTACAACCACAGCACGGAGCAGAAGATTGCGTACAACGCAACCACGCCTGGCTACACCGTAGGCACGAGCTGGAAGAGCGCCCTGGCCTACGTGCCGAACAAAACGTTCTGCACGGCCATTGGCACCACCCAGATGTTCGACAAACTGAACGATCCTGCCAAGCAGGCGGACTTTGTCAGCTTCCTGAGCCGCGCATACGTTGGCCCCTGGGGCGAAACTGCCGCGAACCTGAAATACGTAGGCGCCATTCAGCGCCGCCCGAACTAATAGCAACTTTCTGATGACCGTTGGAAGTCCGGCGCCCAGTGCGCCGGATTACTTTTTCTCCTAACTCACAATTACTTTCTGACATGAAAGCGAAGTTCCTTTTTTCGATGTTCCTGGCACTGGCCACCGTGTTTTGTTCGATGCCTGAAGCAATGGCCCAGAAGGGCAGCGACAAGGTGAAGGTATACGAGCGCAGCGCCACTGGCCGTACCATCACAAAAACGCCAACCCTGGCAGAGTGCGAAGACATTACGGAAACCACTGCGGCTACCTACGTGCTGCTGGACACGGACCGCATTGTGTGCGCAACCAGTACCAGCAACGTGGTGAAGATCACCGTGCCATCCAACCCTGGCTATGAGCAACGATTTTGGCTGCGCGCAGAAAAGCCCGGGGCAAACAACATTATCCTTCAGGGAGGCGTGGTGGACACCATCACGAGTACTGCCACCAAGTTTTATTTTTTCGACGTTGGCTCAGAGACATGGAAGAAATACAGTTGGTAAAGATTTACACCTGAGTTTTCCCCTGTCCGGAGAGTACAGGTTTCGGCCTGTACTCCCACTTATTAAAGAGCGTTCAAAAGCCTGTTCAAATGCGGTTTGTATTCCTTTTTATCGCCATTCTTTTCTGCTTCGATGCGGCTGCGCAGCGCAAGCCGGTGACCTTCCCAGAGAAGACAACCGCCGGCGACAATGACGCGATATACAGCCAGGAGGATGGCGCCGACAAGAAGATCCTGTTTCATACGGCGCGTAAGTATTTCCTTCCCCTGGTGAATCCGATCCTTCGTGACACTGCGCCGCCGGCGACGGGAAATACGACGCTGCTTGGGCAGTTTTTGACGGTGGATGGCACAAACGACATCTACTATGTGGATGGCGCCGGGCGCGCACTGCGGATGGGTATTTCGCAGGCGGCACTTGATAGCACGCTTCAGCTCGCACTGGCGGCTGATAGCTTGTATATTATATTAGGTGCCGGCGCGGATCCGGACACGCTTTGTAATGTTGGCGGATTTTGTGTCACGCTCCCGATCGGGGAACGGACGGTGGCCGGCACTGGACTGTATGAGGTTAATGATACTATACATGCGGATACAACCTATCTGGCAACGGACTGGGCGTTGATGCAAATGGCGGCAGCGATCCGGGCAGAGTTGGAAGATAGCTCGATGGTTTGGAGAGATACGTTTACGGACTTGCGAGCAGTGATTACCGGCATTGAAGCGACGTTAGCAGGCGTTATTGACGGCAGCGGCGCGGCGGGGCAGGTTGCGCATTTCAGCGACGCAAATACCGTAACAGGTAGCAGTAATTTCGTTTGGGATGGTACGAATGTAGGGGTTGGCGGAACACCGACAAGCCGGTTGCATATACAAACGAACGCGTTAGGTATTACGCAAACCAGTAGCAGCGGCCTATTGCTTTCCAATTCAACTTTGGCGGCGTCCGGCGCGCAACAACTCAGCCCGTTTGTAGAATTTTTCACGCAAGCGTATAAAAGTAATGTGACGGCAGCAAGCCAAAATATTAGGTTCAGGATGGATGCGTTAGGCGTTCAAGGTACAACGGTGGCGTCTGGATTATTTCGGCTTTCTGCATCTGTAAACGATGGCACTTATATCGACCCGGTAGTGGTTGCGTCCAACGGAACTACAAACGGAACCACGGTAAGCATCGCAAATTTTAACGGTGGCGGCGGGGTTGTAAATTTAGGCGGCACAAATGGATCAGTCTCTTTTTTGGCGGGTTACGGTAATTTTATTCAGGACAACAGATTTATCTTCTATTCAGGCGGCAATCAATCCTCCATACAAGGGTGGACAGGTAGCGCAGCGGGCGTAGGGATAGGATATGAACAAAGAGTTACCAATCCGGGTGGCAACCTCACAACTCTTAACGTAAAAGGCACTAATTCAGCAAGTACTGGAAAAGCACTTTATGTTGAAAACAGTTCAGCGCAGCCTATTCTTTCGATTAGAAATGACCGTGCGATAATTGTCGACGGATACATAAGTTTTAATAATCAATACGGCGCATCACGGGGAATACAAGGCGCTTATTATTCGTTGACGGGTACACCCGGTGGACAAAGTACAATATTAGGTAACGCTGTTAAAGCGGGTGTCACATCAGCAAGTGTGCAAAAATCGCATAGCGACGCTGGAAATTTTATTCGCATTAATTACGGGACTGGAATAGGATTTCACACCAATATAACATCTGGCGTTGGTGTGGACGTTGGTGAAGCCACTAATGAACGGATGCGCATAACATTGGCGGGATTGGTAAGTATAGGCCATGCAAGCCCTGCTTTAACGTTAGACGTCCGCAGCAGCAGCGCAAACACAACAGGCGTTTTTAGCCTTGCTAATAGCACCGTCACAACGCCGTTAAAACAATTTGCCACAAACGCAACACCGGAAAGCGCAATTACCGCCAGTCCGGGCGACATCGCGTTCGCAAACGCGGGTGCGGCCTATTTGAAAGAAACCGGCAGCGCGACGAATACCGGTTGGGCGAAATTCGCAACGGCAACGGATTTGGCGGGCTATTTACCTCTGTCCCTCACAGGCAGTACGTTCCTAAGTTTAAACGGCAACATGCTTGGTTTCATGGGTAGCGGCACAGGCGATACACCAAGCCTGCTTTTCACGACTACGGGAATTGTAATGGCAAGTCAAATCGGAACAGTGGTTAATCTATTCGGCCCCAATATAGAGATGGCGGCGAATGGAAGGCTGGACATTGCACCCGACAGCGTGGTGTTAAGCGGCACATACCCCGTGAACACTAACGCCACTCACCTCCTTGTGCGTGATGCGGGAAGCAAAAGGTTGGAGGAGGTTGCTATCGGCGACGTGGGGACGTGGCTAAAACCCGAGTGGGAGGCTGGACCGGTTGGAATTGTGACAGATGATACCCTCACTATTGAAAATGTTGCGTTGTCTACGTTCTCAAAATTGACCGCAAATTCGTTTCAGCTAAGCGGTGGTGGCGAAACGTTTTCAATATCTCCCGCATTAATGGAGGCGAGTAACTTAGCGTTAAACATAGCAGGGGAATGGCAGATTAATGTTAATGACGGTATCTACGTGGCTGCTGATAGCTACTTTGGCCAATTTGCAACTACCGTCAATTGGAGTACTTTAGCAGGTGCTTTTTTCATAGGTGCGCCTGATACATTAGAATTATCAGCCGGCTCCATTTTCTTAGAAGGTGTGCCAAACATCTTGAGCAATACAGGTGGTCTTGGAGGTAGAATAAACTTCCGGGAAGACATCACCAATGGCAACCATTCAGTAGGACTTGCTGTCAACGCCAATTTAAGCGCAAGTATTACGCATTATTTACCAACGACACTGCCAGCAAGCGCAGGCACTTGGTACGAAGATGCTGGGGGCAATATTACCATAAGGGGAGACGAAACCTCTAATATATCAGGAACAACCGATAGCAACGGCGACATTACCATCCCGCATGGTTTAGGCGACAATACATTCACTGTCAATGCCACCGGCACCGGCACTACTTTTTTTCACTTACAACCTCATACTCTAACCAGTACAGATTTTAAGGTTAGGTTTTTCGATGCATCTGGTGCAGCGTTGGCCTCAACCGTGGTCACTGGATTTTACCAAATTATTGATTTATAAAAACACAGCAAACTCATGAAAAAGGTGTTGACATTCTTAGTATTAATGATGACCTGCATCTCTGTATTCGCCCAAAGCGACCCGATGGACGCGGATACTGTTATCTATCGTCCTAACCAGGACGGCACGTTCGACATCATCACAGGAAAGGTTTTTCCAAAGGTGAGCGCGGAAAACAAAATGAGATTTGAAAAAGAGCGCATCAAGCGGCAATTGAACCAACTGGCCGACTTGGAACGCCGGGTTGCTGAGCAAAAGAAAAAGGTGCAGTTAGATAGCGCGGCACTGGAGTCGAATTTACAAAACATCAACCCAAATGACCTTTTTGTTGATGAATTGGCCGGGCTTGTAGGTGTATGGAAATTTACGATCAAGGACAAGGCTGATGAAATCACGGTTGATTCAACAGGCGCTTTTAAATCCAAAAAATCCGGGCCAGGGCAGCTCAATGTATTGGCTGAAGGCGCCAAAAAAATATCGCTTATCCTGGGCGAAACGAAGTTGATTTTGACCAGGTCAAACGATAAGCTCTTCGAGAATGAAAAGCTCGCCGTGAAATTGCGGAGGAAGGAAGAAGAAGGGGAGAAGAAGCGGTAAATATTCAAACAACAATCAAACCATATTTCAACATGGATACTCAAAAAAGCCTTTATCGGGCGGCCGCCCAGGTGCGCTGGGAAGTAGAGCGAAGATTCTTACCACGTTCTTTGGTGGTCACGACCGAAGTGGTGGTGATGGATCAAAAGCCAAACCCGGGCAATTTCATCGCTGAGCTTAATCAATTGGTCTTCGATGGTCGCGAAGCCCCAGGAGGAACAGGAAGCAAGAACACGGCGCTGAGCGTGTACGGTGAAATTCAATACCGGAAAATTTCCGGACCGGTGGATGCTGAGGATGGCCAACAGCCTGAACCGCTGCCTGAAGATCCTGAAGGTGATGAAACCGGCAAAGGACCATGGGTGCCAAGCAATGCGACATTGGAAGCCATTGCTAACTACCTGGAGTCTGATGAAACCGGCAAAGAGCCGCTGACGAAAACACCAGCCGAACTGGAAGCTGAAGCTACTGAAACCGAATAGTTTTTAAACTCTTTTAAAAGACACAATAGCCATGGGATTACCCCTTGTAGTTATTACCAGAACTGCCGGCGGCATTGGTCGCCTGGGTCAGGATGCCGGTGAAGGTGTTGCCGCCCTGGTAATGGGTGGTATTGCGATTGTTGATGGCGCTCAGTTGAACACGGTATACAAATTGTTCTCGCCGGCTGGCGCTGAAGCTATTGGCCTCACGGCTGCGAACGACTTGGCCAGCAAAGTGCTGATCCGATACCACATTGATGAGTTCTTCCGCATGAACCCAACCGGCGAGCTGCACGTCATGCTGGTGGCGCAGACCGTGACCATGGCGCAGATGTGCGACAAGGCAAACAACTACCTGAAGAAGGTGTTGCGTGATGGCCAGGGACGAATTCGGAAGGCAGGCGTTGTTCGCAACCCAACTGCGGTTTATTCGGCAACGCTTGACGATGGTTTGGATGCTGACGTTTTGGCGGCCATCCCGAAAGCGCAGGAGCTTGCGGATGATGAGTACGCCAACGACCGCCCGATAAACAACATTCTTATTGAAGGGCGCGAGTACAACGGCGCGGTCGGCGATGCTGCTAATATACGGACTCTTTCCGGAGGGCCATACAGGGATGTCACGGTTTGTATAGCGCAGGACCCTGCTGTTGCTGCTTTGGATGTAGAATATACGCCAACTGCGGCAGTGGGCGCCTACTTAGGTGCAGCCACTAACAAGGCGGCCAGCGAATGTTTTGCTCAGCCAATTCCTAAGTTCAACCTGACGAGTGTTGCAGATGGTCGCTTTTTGAGCGCCTACCTGAGCAACAACAATCCGCTCAGCAACCTGGCAGAGGCTGACATTGATGCGCTGCACGACAAAGGCTACGTATTTGCCCGCACGTTCAACAACTTTGACGGCGTTTACTTTAACCAAAGCCACGTGTGCGCGCCCGAAACGGACGACTACAACGCCAGCGAAATGCGCGATGTAATCAACCGGGCTGTGCGATTGGCCAGGCCGGTATTGATTCCCTTGCTCAACAGCACGAACTTTCCGGTGGAGGCAGGCACTGGCCGCATAGAGCGCCGGGTTGCTGCCGGCATCGAGGCCGACATCCGCACAGCACTGGAAGCAATGAGCAGCGATGTGAGCGTGATTCAAACGGTACTTGTAGACCCAACAAAGGATGACTTTGGACAGGATTATCCGAGCTTCCTTGTTGATCGGGTGCTCCGCGTGGTGATTGGCCTGATTCCGAAAGGCAAGGCTGAGCAGATTTTGGTAACTATCGGCTATACGACCGGTTAATTTTCAAATTTTAAAAGCTAACCATCATGGCACTTGTGAACGGACAAGGATATGATTTCGCTTCGATTACGGTAGGGCTGTTGGGGAATCCGATTGTGTTTGGATTCAAGGCAATCAGCTACGGCAAGACTCGTGCGAAAATGAATAGCAAGGGCGCCCAGGGTGAACCTGTGGAGCGCACTCGCGGTGACGCGGATTATACCGGCTCGATTTCCCTGACTTTGAAAGAGGTGAAAAGAATCCGGGAAGCGGCCGGCAAGCAAAGCCTGGTTGATATTCCGCCTTTCAACATCAGCGTGTCTTTCGCCAATGGTGTGGACCCGGTGACGGTGGATATTTTGCAGAGCTGCGAATTTACTGAAGACACGACTGCTTCCTCATCGGGCGACACAGAGGTAATCATTGTATTGCCGCTGCTCCCTGGGGGAATCCTTTACAATCAATAACCATTAAAATACAGGGAACATGGCTACTAAAACAGGTGTAGAGCTTCCTTTAAAAGTGAAGGAGGCAATTGAAAGTGTTGGGAAAGAAAAGGTTCGCAAAATCGTCGTTCAGCTCCCTGGGAATCAGCAGGCGGTTGGCTACGTGTTTGTGCCGGAAGCTTTGCCCAGCAAACTCAGAACCATCTATTCGCGCTCGATGAGCGCCTATAAAAATGGATCGACTTTTGACGCCGGCGAAATCATCCTGGGCGAATGCTGGATTGATGGAGATGCTCGGTTTCGAGACACAGAGAGTAAAGTCTACATGAGTGCCTGCCAACAATGTAGCGACCTGGTTGATTTTTTGCCAACAGCTATCAGCGCTATCTAAGCGAGGCAGAGCGCCGGTGGCCAGTCATTGAAGATAACCTCATTGAAGAAGTGAACGCGGCAATCGCCTACCATTTTGGAGTGCTGGAGCCCGAACTACTAAGTGATGAGGTTTTTTGGCGGGCATGGCGCCGCCTCGAATACATGAAAGCCCACAAAGATGTATAGTTTTGATAGCTTACAACTGATGAGAAGAGCTTTCGGCGTAGGCCGGGAAGCTCTTTATGGCCAGGTGATTTACCGGGTGGGCGATGGCAACATCAGCCCATCCGGTAAATCGGAGTATCAAGACATTGAAATACTGCCACTTGAAGGCGACGTGAAGGATTTTTTTGGCCGCCCGGTTTTGTCGCCGGTGGCCATCGAGGGCGGGCGGTTTACTGAAAAGGATCAGCAGGGCCGCATTCGCCAGATAGCCTACCCAGATTACAATTTTCCGCATACTACCATTATTGAAATCAACCGGCCAAAATTGATCGTGAAGACGAATGTGCCTGGGTCGAGTGGTGGCTCCTTTAAAGAGTATATCACGATGGATGACTACCGTATTGTTATGCGGGGTTTGATCGTGAATCAGGAAAATGACTACATGCCGGAACAGGGCATTCGGGAGTTTCATAATATCTGCCAAGTGCCGGCGGCGTTGGGCATCAGGAGCGAGTTCCTGGAATGGGCTGGCATTTATGACATTGTGGTGGAAGACTGCAATGTATTTCAAATTGAGGGATTTAGTCACGTGGTCGGCTTTCAGGTAAATGCCCTGAGCGACGCGGTGACTGAAGTAAGGCTGCGCGATGGCATATAACATCTACATAGGCGAAGACCAGGACATATTTGACCTGGCCATTCAGGAATACCAGGACTTTCGGAAAGTCATGGTTATCCTGGAAGACAACGCCCTGGAAGTAGATGCTACGCTCAGCGCCGGCCAGCAGCTTCAGTATCGCGACCAGGACGAAATGCCGGCCTTGCTCCTGGACCGTAAAGGCATAGTGGATCCACCGGCGCCGCGCACGGATAAACGGTATTTGAAGGCTGTTGAAGATGGGCAGGATCTGTTTGATCTGGCCATCCAGGAATACGGTGAAGTCCGGTTCCTTCCAATGTTTTTGTTTGACAATTTTATTGATCCTGATGTGTTTTTTGCTGCTGGCGATTCGCTCAGCTTCAGGGATGTGATACCTGAAGGGATAGCGGATGACAGCCAGTTTACGGACTGGTTCCGGCGCAACAATATCCGCGTGAATACGCACGAGCCGGGCGATTCGGGTTGGTGGGAAACCATTGACGGCGAGGCGTGGGAAACCATTGACGGAAATTTCTGGAAACTACAACCGCAATAATGAGGCGCTTAACGTGTGAGATCACCATCGGGAAATTCGTTTTTGACTTCGCTAATGAAGTCACGATCCAAACATCCTGGAAGCGCCTGACAGACACGGCAACAATTACCCTGCCCAGGAAGCTGAAGTGGCAGGATAAATTCATAAAGGACGAGGTAAAGAAAGGTGATGAGGTCGAAATCAAGTTAGGATATGACTTCAACCTGGTTACCGAGTTCTCTGGTTTTGTTACACAGGTGCGCAACGGCGTGCCTGTTCAGATTCAGTGCGAGGATGCAATGTGGAAGCTGAAGCAAACGAACGTCACGAAGTCGTGGCGATCGGTGCGCTTGCCGCAAATGCTGAAGGAGATTTTGCCCGCCGGCACAAAGCTAAATGCGCTCGATGCGGATTTGGGGCCGTTCCGGATCTCGAAGGTAAGTGTGGCTAAGGTGCTTGAGGAGCTGCGGCGCCAATATGGGTTCTGCTCTTTCTTCAGGGATGGCGTCCTGGTCGTTGGTTTTCCTTATAGCCAGGTGACTGCCACGCGTGGCGCCTACGTCTTTGAGGAAAACATCAAAGACGATCGGCTTGAATACCGCAAAAACGATGATGTGAAAATCAAAGTCCGGGCGGTTTCAATGCTCCCAGGGGGCGGCTCGATCGAGCAGGAAATAGGCGATGCTGATGGCGAGTTGCACTCATTGCATTTTTACAACCTCAGCACGGCACAATTGAAAGAAAGCGCCAAACAGGAATCTGCGAGGTTGCGTTACGAAGGCTTTAGGGGAGGCTTTGAGGCGTTTGGCGATCCATTCATCCGCCACAGCGATATATCCGACCTGAGCAGTTCAGAATACCCTGAGCGCAATGGCGCTTACCTGGTAGATGAAACGCGGGTGAGCTGGGGCCTTCAGGGTTATCAGCGTGAATTGAAATTAGGGCCAAAAACGAAGTAATGAAAGCGGAGTTTGAACAATTGATGAAAGACATGATCCGGATGAGCCTTTTGAAGGCCACGGTCATGGCTGTTGATCGTTCAGGCTTCACATGCGATGTTCAGCCGGTTGATGGATCGGCAGAAGTGTTTGACGTGAAATTGCGCGGCATTCAGGCCGGCGCCGAAAGCGGGTTGATTTTGTTTCCGAAGGTCGGCGCCGTCGCCGTGGTCGGCATGGTGAGCGCCACAGATGCTTACTTGCTTCAGGCTTCAGAGCTTGATGGGTTTATCATCAAGCAGGCCGGTTTCCGGCTGGAGGTTGACCAGGAAGGCAATGCGGTTTTCAACGACGGAAATTTTGACGGGCTGGTGAAATTGCCAGTGCTTCAGACTGAAATCGAGAAGTTGAACAGCTATTTGAATGCCATCAAACAGGCGTTCACGTCTTTTGTTCCGGTCGCCGGCGATGGCGGCGCGGCACTGAAGACAATCATGCTTTCTACAATTTCGTCCCTGCCGGTCGCTGATCTTAGCCAAGCCGGAAACGAAAAAATAACGCACGGATGAGCTTTTACGCAACTATATGGAAGGATATTGAGCTGGATGCTGATGGCGATCTGAAGATTGGAGCAGATGGCGATTTTAGCCTGACTGAAAGCAACCAGGTTGATGTAGAACATATCCTGATCAGCGCGCCGGGCAACTGGCGAGAATTTCCGGCGGTGGGCGTGGCCATTCATCGCTACATCAACAGCACGGGCCAGGTCACTGGCCGCATTGGTCTTCAGCGCAAGATCCGGCTCCAGCTTGAAAACGACAACATGGAAGTTGGCCAGCTCGTCATCGAGCAGGGTAGCAACGGCCAGGCAATTATTAATGTCACCGCCAAAAGAATAAGGTAATGACGATCCAGGAACTATACGCGCTGCAATTGCGCACTTACGATGATGTCAAAACCTTAGCGATCCAAAGCAAGGAAAGGATCGTTGAAATTTATGAGCAGATAATCGGTGAAGTGCTGGCAGACACCACGCTGAGCGACTTGAATAGCACGTCACGAACCGCTAAGTGGCGGCTTTGGGCGTTTATAGCTGCGATCAATATTTGGCTGCACGAGTTCCAATGGATCAGGTATAAGGCATTCCTGGAAGAGGCGGCCAGGTATGCGCAAAGCCACACTGCGGCGTGGTACCAGCAAAAAGCGTTTGAGTATCAACATGGAGACGCGGTGACGGTTGTCAATGGCGCTGTTACTTACGATCCTATTGTTCCGGATAATCGCATTGTTGCCGCGTGCAGCGTGAAAAGCGATTCAACTGGCCGTGTGACGGTAAAAGTGGCGAAGCTGGACAGCGGTGACCTGGTCGCGCTGGATAGCTCTGAAAAAACCGGTTTTGAGGGCTACCTGGACCGCTATAAAGACGCCGGCGTTATTACGAGCGTGGTGAGCCTTAATGCAGATGCCTTGCGTATTTATGCGGATGTTTACTACGATCCTTCCCAGGCGCCGCTGGATGTGTTTCAGCCGGCTTTTGAATCCGCTGTGGTCGCTTACCTTCAGAACCTGCCATTTGATGGCACAGTGCGTGTAATTCGATTAATTGATGCGGCCCAGCAAGTGACCGGGTTTTCTGACATTAATATCGGGTTGATTGAGGCGAGCGTTGCTTATGTTGGCTCGCCTACCTATGTAGCCTTTACGTTGTCTTATGAGACGGTTGCAGGCTATATCAACATTGATGAGAATTTCCTTTTGGCCGACACCATAAACTACATCGCCAATGTTTGATGAGACCACGATAACCAGGTTGTTGCCGCCGTTCCTCCGGAAGGATAAAATGATCGCGTGGCTAAAGGCTTTGCTGGTGAATGGTCGGACGATTTACGCGGCTTTTAGTGCCTTCAGGACCAACACAAACGTGTGTATCCAGTACAATAGCCAGACGGCGAGTTTAGAGGCATTCATACGCATGAAAATGAACAACAACGGGATCAATATCGTGAATGATTTCAGCGATATTGAACCGTCGTTTGACTTCTACTTGAACGAAGATCAGACCGCACAATACGAATTTTACCTCAGCGAAACGGCTGATCCGGCATACATTTTTTACGTCGCAGAAGAGGTGAATGCGACGCTGTTTTATGACTTTATTGTTGAGGTTCCGTCAGCATTGATGAGCGAAGAAATCATCATAAAGGCGTGGTTGAACAAAGTGAAATTGATCGGCAAGAGGTACAAAATTGTGTACTATTAATCCGCTCAAAAAGTGCTTAAACAGGCTGAAAAAAAAGTTTGATTTTATGAGTTTACCAGATGGCACAAAGTTGCCTTTTGGTACTACTTCAAATACCTGTCAAAGATGAAGTGAACACTGTTTGTGTTCCATTAAAAAGGGATTTCAGAGGAGCAAAAGCCTTCTGAAATCCCTTTATTTTTTAGTACTTTTGGATTTTAAAAAATGTTACTGCGCGTTTTTTGATTTATA